CTTCCACACACTTGCGAAAAACAACCTGAGGCTGAGTATAATTTCAGAGAGAAACATAATATTCCCGAAAATGCTCGTGTGTTTGGGTGTTATGGTGGTTCCACAGAATTTAATATTGAATCAACTAAACAAGCTATTCGTAAGGTTGTCGAAGAACATGATGACATATATTTTATCTTCATGAATATTCAAGAGTTTGCAGACCATCCTCAAATCAAGTTCTATCCAGGTAACTATGATTTGAAAGAAAAATCTGCCTTTGTAAACGCTTGTGATGCCATGATTCACGCTCGTAGAGGGGGTGAAACTTTTGGATTGGCAGTTTCTGAATTTGCTCTTTCAAACAAACCTGTAATTACGTATGAATTGTCAGGTGAAAGGAGTCACTTGGATATTTTAGGCGAAAGAGCAATTCTTTATAAAGGGTATGAAGATTTATTAGATATTTTTGTAAATTTTCCTTTATACATAAAGTACACGGATTATGATTTACCGTATAAACAATTCAGTCCTGAATTGATTATGAAAAAGTTTGAAAAATTATTATGAAAAAAATTTTAGTTTCTGCAATTTCTTTTGTTAACGAAAGAAAACAAGGGTCTGAAATCTATACAAGATTCGCGAAAAGACTTATTGATGATGTCATTAAAAAAACACCATGGGACGTTATGGTATCGACTAACCGTCCTGATTTGTTTGATGATGTAACAAACCCAAATGACAGAGTTTTCATAAAAGAAGACAAATTAGAAAACCATAAAACTCATGTTGGAGCGTTCAATCAACTTTTGAAATTCTCAGCAATTAAAGATGTCAATTCATCGTATGACTATGTTCTCTATATGGACTGTGATGCAGGATTTACAGAACAAGTCAATGTTGAGGATGTAGATAGAATGATTGTCCATTGGGAAAATAATGGATTCGATATGGTTGCTTTGAGAACTGATGCTACCTATGATTGGGCGGAAAAAGAATTCAAAGAAACCACAGATTTTAACTCTTGGCCCAAACCCCTTTTCAATGCCAAGTTTTTGTTCTATGGTATTCACCCCGAGTGGAGTGGTGCAAAACTACCGTCGGAACACGTGTTCCTTGTAAAAAATACAGAACGTTTGAGTTTGATGGCAAAACACTTTGAGGACTTCTGTACTCAGTTCGAAACTCAAGATGAAAATCATCCTGTCACGTATGATATGGAAGCGTTTGAAATTGGTATTTCAGCTCATTTGGCTGGTATCAATATGGGTGAAATGGGATGGGGAAACCAAATTCAAATTTTGAAAGTTGGGTTCAATGCTAACAACTGGGAAAAGGTAAAAATTTAATATGATTATCAAAGAAAAAAAAGTAGATGGTTTGGTGTTTTATATGATAGACACCGATTGGAGTGGTGCCAGTTTACTACAACATGAAAAGTATTGGGAACCTCATATTACAAAAGTGTTGGATAGAAATCTTAAATTGGATTCGGTTCTTGTCGATGTTGGGTCAAATTATGGGTGGCACTCAATTATGTCTTCATCAAAATGTGGAAAAATTTATAGTTTTGAACCACAAAAATTGATGTTTGAAATACAATTATCAAGTATAACAAAAAATAACATTACAAACATTGAAGTTTTCAATTGTGGATTAGGTGAAGAAAATAAAGAATCTGAAATGAATCCAATTGACTATGAGTTTTCTGTACATATTGGTGATTTATCTGTGGGTTCTGGTGGAGAAAAAATACAAATAAAAAGGATGGATTCTATTATAACCGAAAAAGTTGATTTTATCAAAATTGATGTACAGGGTTATGAAAAATACGTACTTTTAGGTTCTGAAGAAATTATTAAAAATTATAAACCTACGATAATAATTGAAATTGAAAGTCATCAACTGCTTCGTTTTAATTATTCACTTCAAGAGTTATTCGATTTGATTCGAAGTTTTGGATATTATATTTTTTTCTTAGATTATTTTTATCCTTCTGACCATATATGTGTACACCAAGATAAATTAGAGGATTTTAAAAAACATAATTCAGAATTTATCAAACCCAATGAAACTAATAATGAATTAAACCATAATCTTTATTTTGGTGTCACCGAAAAAATTGTTCAATAATGAAAAAAGTTCGTATATCCGCTAATTGGGACACTTCTGAAAATCTTACCAAAAGATTGTTGTACCAATTTAAAACAGATGAAAAAGACACCTCAAATATAGAATTTGTATATGATGATTCGTATGATGTGATTGTTTTTTTTAATCACATTAATTCACCAATAAAAAAGGGTTCAAAAGTATTTGTATTCCCACACGAACCTACTTGGGCGGGCTCCCATCAATTGAATTTCCCCGCCAACGAAGACATAACAGTTTTTGGATTTGACAAAAAATTTTACAATCCTTCAGAACTTTGTGATGAATCACCCGCTTATACCTATTATGGAGGTCGTGGTCCTTGGATGGATAAAGAAGAGGATTGGAATTACAAAACGCTAATTAAAATCAATCCTGTTAAGACAAAAAACATTTCTTCAGTAATCACAAAATTGAATTCAGATGACATAAATCCTGAAGGTTGCTCCTACAGAAGTCGTCATGACCTGAATCAATTTTTAATTCACCATGCCCCATCGATTGATTTCTATGCAGGTTGGGAATTTAAAAATGAACCTGAAAAAAAACATGCCGTTGAATCCTACCGATTTAGTATTGCTTTAGAAAATCAATTTACTAAAAATTGGATTACAGAAAAATTTTACGACTCAATACTTTATAATACCATTCCGATTTATTTTGGGTGTACTAACCTGAAAGAATTGTATCCTGAGTGTGGTTATTTTGTATTCGAAGATGTAACAAACCACAAACAATGTTTGGATTTAATTAACCATATTGAAACTAACGCAGAGGACCTTTACGAAAAAATGTTACCTGAGGTAATAAAAATAAAACAAAAATACTTTAACAACTACAATTTGTTGAAAAAAATTAATAATTTATGCAATGATGGAATTTGAAGACAAAGTTTATAAAAAATGTAACTTGGAACACAACGATAGTATTTCAACTTACAATGGTTGGGCTGCCCAACAAAATTACAAAGCTTTTGAGGTTTTTCACAACTTCATTCAAAATGTTAAACCTAAAAGAATTTTAGAAATTGGAACATCAATTGGAGGATTCACACAATTTTTGAAATACACTTGTGATAATTTAGAATTGGGTACTCACATCATTTCTTTAGACATTCATGAAAAACATTGGTACTCAGACATAATTGAGATGGGTGTTGACCTTAGGTTAGAAAACATCTTTTTGGATAACTTCCAAGACATTCCTCAAGAATATAAAGATTTTATTCAAGGGGATGGGGTTACTATTGTTCTATGTGATGGTGGTGACAAAGTAAGAGAATTTAATTTGTTGTCTAAGTTTTTGAAACGTGGTGATTACATCTTAGGACATGACTACGCTTTTAACAGACAAGTTTTTGAAGAGTCTGTTTATCAAAAAATTTGGAATTGGCACGAACTATCAGAATCTGACATTTTATCCTGTTCTCAAGAAAATAATTTAGTTGATTACAATCGTGAGATTTTTGAATCGGTTGTATGGGTTTGTAAAAAAAAATATTAATATGTCAGTTACATTAGTCACAGGTTTGTGGAATATCAAAAGAGATTCTTTGGCAGAAGGTTGGTCAAGGAGTTTTGAACACTATTTAGAAAAGTTTGACCAACTTCTTAAAGTGGAAAATAACATGATTATTTTCGGAGACCCTGAGTTGGAAAGTTTTGTTTTTGAAAGAAGAAGTAGAGAAAACACTCAATTTATACCTCGGTCTCAAGATTGGTTTAAAAATGAGATTTACGATAAAATTCAAAAAATAAGAACCAACCCTTCTTGGTATAATCAGTCAGGTTGGTTACCGGAATCGACACAAGCTAAGTTGGAAATGTACAATCCACTTGTAATGTCAAAAATGTTTTTGTTGAATGACGCTCGTATCATGGACCAATTCAATTCCCAATACATGTATTGGATTGATGCCGGAATTACAAACACCGTACATTGGGGTTACTTCACTCACGACAAAATACAAAACAAATTTGATAAATTATTTTCTAAATTTGGGTTTATTGCATTTCCATACAAAGCAGAAACCGAGATTCATGGATTCACATATCCTAAGATTAATCAATACGCAGGTTCCGATGTAAAGTTAGTTTGTAGAGGAGGTTTTTTTGGTGGTAGTAAAAGTGTCATTGGTGATGTAAATGGAATTTACTACAACGTATTACAATCCACACTCAATGAAGGATATATGGGTACTGAAGAATCTCTTTTCAGTATTATGTTGTACAGACACTCTGATATGTTTGATTACTACGAGATTGAAGATAATGGTCTGATTGGTAAGTTTTGTGAAGATTTAAAAAATGACAAACACGTTTTAAAAAATGTTAATGGAGTTTCAAATTACAATAAATTGAATATTGATAACACAGCACTTTATGTTATTACCTTCAACAGTCCGAATCAATTTGAGACACTAATGAAGTCGATGGAAATCTACGACCGAAATTTTATTGACAAACCAAAAAAATTCTTGTTGGACAATTCCTCTGATTTGTCAACCACAGAAAAATACTTAGAGCTTTGTAATCAATATAATTTTGAACATATCAAAAAAGATAACTTAGGTATTTGTGGTGGTAGACAATGGATTGCAGAACACGCTCAAGAAAATGATTTTGATTTTTATTGGTTCTTTGAAGATGATATGTTTTTTTACAAAGGGCAAGACCAAGTTTGTAGAAACGGTTTCAACAGACATGTGACCGACATTTATAACAAATCTCTTGAGATTACCAAAAATAATTCTTTGGACTTTATCAAATTGAATTACTCCGAATTTTATGGGGATAATGGAGTTCAATGGTCATGGTACAACGTACCTCAACACAAAAGAGAGGAGTACTGGCCTGAAAAGCCAACTCTACCTGTACAGGGGTTAGACCCGAATGCCCCGAGAACTAAGTTCAATCAAATGTTTTCCTATAAGGGAGTTCCGTTCTCAATTGGTGAAGTATATTATTGTAATTGGCCCCAAGTGGTTTCCAAGTATGGTAATGAAAAAATGTTCCTTACAACCAAATGGGAAAGACCTTTCGAACAAACTTGGATGAGTTACATCTTCCAAGAAACTAAGTCGGGCAATATTAAACCAGGTTTAATGATGATTACCCCCACCGAACACGACAGATTTGAGTTTTATGAAGCGGGGTTAAGAAAAGAGTCCTAACAAAGTATTTATCTTTGTATGGAATTTTTTATCAGAAAAAACGCAACATTGCCTGTTTTGAAGATGCAGGTTGTTAAAGATGGTAGAACGGGTTACTTAGAAATAATGGAGTCATTAGAGAGTGCCACCATTTATTTTTCTATGATAAACACCGAAACAGGTATTCCAAAAATTGTTTCCGCACCTTGTTATATTGTTAGTTTGATATTGGCAGATGGAGCTCCAACTGAGTATTACATCTACTATAGGTTCACCTCAAGAGACACAAACACGACAGGAAGATATACAGGTCAATTCTTGGTTAAGAACAACGATGGTAATTTAATTATGCCTATCAGAGAGGACCTTTATATCAATATCGAGGACAGCTTCATTTCTGAGACTGGGTGTTGTTAATTGACCTGAGAACAAATCTTTTCTATATTTACAGTTGAATGAGTAAGACAAACTCCACATGGTGTGGAAGATAATGTGTCACTCGGAAAAAACTGTATTATGACAACACCTGAGGATATCAAAGCATTCTTGGAGGGTAACGACCCTGAAGAATTTATAGTGTCGTGTGAATTCGACTACGTATCAGATTCAATTTATAAAATCAAAGAAATTCCTGGCAAGGGAAAAGAAATCCGTAAGGATACGTTCATTCCTTTTTGTTGGGTGGGAGACCTTCGGGGTCTTAATTTCTACAACAATTCCAAGGGAGCCCAAAAGGAAGCGATGACCAAACATGGGATTGTTATTACCAAATTGGATACTCATGGTGATGAACGTATGGAACAAGGTCTGACTTACATGGTCAAGTCTTTAAAAGGTTATCGTAGTCTAATTCAGTTTTTTCGTGAAGGTAATTGTGACCCATGGGGTGAAAAGTCCCGTGACAAAATCCTTATTCTCCCCCCTGTAGAACAATACTTTATATCAAAAGAAAAACGATTGTTCAAAGGATATGAAGATTATGACGATGTGACTCGTTTGGTATTTGACTTGGAGACGACCTCTCTTGAACCCAAGGACGGTCGTATCTTCATGATTGGTATGAGAACCAATAAGGGTTACAACCGAATCATCGAGTGTATTGATGAGAGTCAAGAAAAACAAGGTATTTTAGAATTCTTCAAGGTTATTAATGAACTCAAACCAAGTATCATTGGTGGATACAACTCCGCAAACTTCGACTGGTATTGGATTTTTGAGCGTTGTAAAATCCTTGGAATGGATATCAGAAAGATTGTTCGTTCTCTTCACCCCGAACATTCAATTTCACAAAAGAAGAATCTTTTAAAGTTGGCAAACGAAGTTGAAGATTTCATGCAGACTTCAATTTGGGGTTACAACGTAATTGATATTATCCACGCTGTTCGTCGTGCTCAAGCGATTAACTCCTCAATCAAATCGGCGGGTCTTAAGTACATCTCTGAGTTTATCAACGCCAAACAACCTGACCGAGTTTATATTAACCACGATAGTATCGGTAAAATGTACACCGAAAAACAAGAGTATTGGTTGAACCTCAAAAATGGTGAATATCGTAAAAAGGGTGATTTTGTAGATTTGGATAAAAAGTTCCCCGATACCTACCTTTTAACAAACGGGGTTGATATCGTTGAACGATATCTACAAGATGACTTGGATGAAACCCTTAAAGTAGATAAAGAATTCAACCAAGGTTCGTTTCTTCTTGCCTCAATGATTCCAACTACATACGAAAGGGTCTCAACAATGGGAACCGCAACTCTTTGGAAAATGTTGATGCTCGCTTGGAGTTATAAACACAATTTAGCAATCCCTGCCAAACAAAGTAAAACCGACTTTGTGGGTGGATTGTCTCGACTACTTAAAGTTGGTTATTCCAAAGATGTTCTCAAACTTGACTTCTCGTCCCTGTATCCTTCAATTCAATTGGTACATGACGTGTTTCCTCAATGTGACGTGACTGGCGCAATGAAGGGAATGTTAAAGTACTTCCGTGATACTCGTATTTTGTACAAAGAACTTGCGGAACAATACTACGAGAGTGACCCCAAACGAGCGGCAACCTACAACAACAAACAACTTCCGATTAAAATCTTTATTAACTCGATGTTCGGCGCGTTGTCCGCTCCTCAAGTATATGCTTGGGGGGACATGTATATGGGTGAACAAATTACCTGTACGGGTCGACAATATCTACGTCAAATGATTAAGTTCTTTATGGCTCGTGGATATACTCCTCTTGTGATGGATACGGACGGTGTGAACTTTTCTTTAGCTGAGGGGGCTAATGAAAGAAAGTACGTTGGTCGTGGACTTAACTGGAAGGTAAAAGAAGGGAAGGTTTATGAAGGTGCAAATGCTGATGTTGCTGAATACAACGATATCTTTATGAGAGGTGAAATGGCTTTGGATACAGATGGGGTTTGGCCGTCGTGTATCAACCTTGCTCGCAAGAATTATGCGGTTATGGATTACAAAGGGAAGATTAAACTTACCGGTAACTCCATCAAGTCAAAAAAACTTCCAGGTTACATTGAAAAATTCTTGGATAAGGGAATCAAGATGTTACTTGAGGGTAAGGGTAAAGAATTCGTTGATTACTACTACGAGTACTTGGAAAGGATTTACAACCATCAGATTCCACTTGCTCAGATTGCTCAAAAAGCGAGAGTTAAGCAAACCCTTGATGACTACAATAAACGTTGTACACAGACCACTAAAGCGGGTTCATTGATGTCTCGTCAAGCACATATGGAACTTGCAATCCACCATAAGATGAACGTGAACTTGGGAGATGTGATTATGTACGTAAACAACGGAGAGAAAGCGTCTCACGGTGATGTTCAAAAAGTTCCCGCTAAAAGGTATTCTGAATTACAAAAGAAGAGACACTTTGATAAGACTGGTGAGGTTCTCCAAGATGTTGACTCATACATAAAATTGAATTCTTACATCTTGGAACCTGATGACTTAGAGGCAAATCCTGACATGACGGGGGATTACAATGTAGCACGGGCGGTTACGACCTTTAACAAACGTATTGAACCACTTATGGTTTGTTTTAAAGACGATGTTAGAAATGGTATGTTAGTTAATAATCCTGAAGATATGGGTATCTTTACCTCAACTCAGTGTGAATTAATTAACGGATACCCTATGGGGGTTGGTGACCAAGATGAGTTGGATGAAGTTATGACAATGTCTGACGGTGAAGTAAAATATTGGGAAAAAAGAGGACTTTCATCAAATTATATGTACGATTTGGCAGAACAGGGATGGGAGCAGTATATTTACCAATATGAAACTGAAACAAATAGTTGACCTCAAAGTCAATGACCCTAATGCCAATTTTTGGTTGATTCGTAAAGGAAGTGCCAACAAAGTTGGTCGTCCAACTCGTGAGTTTTCACCTGAACACATCGGAGTGACGGTTACTCGTCCTGACTTGGTAGTACCCGATTATTTGTTTTACGTATTTGAGCACTTGGCAAACCAAGGGGTATTTGTTTCCATGGCACGTGGTACCACAAACTTACAAAGTATTAGTGTTAAGGATTTGAAAAATATTCCTCTTAGGACTGCTTAAGTCCGTCAGAGGAAATAATGTACCAAGTTCCGGCACAGAAACGGAATTCTACACACGCCCCTTTGTCAATTACAATCTCGTCATACTCTTCATCGATTCTTCCCACGTCGGGAATAATCAAAACTTTCGTCATTGCTTTGATTACAGTGTGGTCAGTGGAAATACTGTCCAATCTAACTTTGGAACTATCAATTCCTCTGATTACAACACAGGCTTCACCATGTGTTTCATAAAATGGTTCCGATACAACGGCAACTTCTGAAGTGTGAATTACTTTGTTGTTGAAAATTCTTTGAGAGGGGACACTCTTAATAACAGCCATAAAATTATATTACGTAAATCTGTCTTGGCATTGCTCTGTACTTCATTTGTTTGTTGAGGTTTTCAGCAATTTCCGCTTCCTTCTTCATTTGGTTTTCAGGACGGAGTCTTTCAAGACGTAGTTTTAGTTCTTCTTCTAACTTACTTTTTTCATCTTTAGCCTCAGTTTGAAGTACTTGGTAGTCCATGTTGATTTCACTATCAGGTGTTTTCAAATTTCCACTGTATTTTCCTCGAACACGTGCCAAGGTTTCCTTAGCGTAAGCCGTGAACCAACGTCTAACCCATTGTTGACCAGGAACATTTAAACTTTCCCAAGAAAGTTTTTCAATTGGAACATCTGAAGGTAACTTAATAATGTCAGGATTGTCTTTTAGACATTGTGCTCTACTGTCTCCATCGACTTCGTAATAGAAATACCATACAGCCTTTCCTGTATATTGGGAGTAGTTACTCCATGAAAAGTTACTACCAGGAGCGTTGTAGAGGGTAATTAACCTTTTACCATCAGGAAGACCTGTGATTTTGTAAGTTAACTCACCTCCTAAGATTCTGTTAAGGATGTTTGCCTCTTGAGCCCTTAAAAGATAATCGAAACCACTCAACATAAAGTAAGAACCAGCGTTTCCCATCTGTGCGTAACCCGCTTGGTTAGCACCCAATCCCAAACCGCCAAAACCATAATCTGCAGTACCAAAAAGAGCTAAGTTTTGAAATGGTTGGTTTGAAAACCAAAGAAGTTCGTTAACCTCTCTACCCGCAGGAATTTCGTAAGACTGAGTATTAGCGCTTAAAACGAAGTAGTCTTGTTTTAATATCCACGGTCCTACAGTTTGTAGACCAACAATTTTTGAGTAAGCATAGGTAAATTGGTCCTCAAAATTCAGTGTTCTTGTAATCAGGGCGTTTGCTACTGATTTTTCACTCATATTTAGATTCACAAGGTTTGTCCATTGTGATTCAATCAACCAATCTAAAACGTACTGTTCGTAATCCTCAATGGAAAGTTCCATTAAGGAGTCCAACATCTCATTTTCTAATTCAACACTACGTAAAGGAGCACCAAGTTGGTGCTTAAGACGAGTATAAATTCGACTTCTTTCGGGTTCTGGAATTACTGCCATACATATAAATAGTCGGTACTATCTTAAGTTGTATAGAAGGTCATTTTTGTCAAAAACATATTCACCAAGAACAATTTCAGGATTGTTTTTGAATATAACAACCCGTCCACCTTTTACAAAAACCATCCAATCGACTTTATACATGTCGATTTCACCAGCTTTGGTAACCACAATTTTGTCTCCTTGTTCTTTAAGTTCATCAAACCCTTTTACTTGGGCGGTAAGGTTTTGTCCTTGAAAGTAAATTTTCAAGTCAATTTTCTGAACGGCATCGATTTCTTTACCAGCTCCTGCTGTTCCGATAACGGTAGAACCTGCTAAGTTTTTTAAAATCTTTTCCTTAGCAGTGGATTCCCTACGTGTTCCAATTTTATCTTTTTCAGTCAGTGTTGACATAATATTTTTGAACGTTGAACTATTGGGGTCAAAGATTCTTCCTGAATACTTATCTATGAT